CTCTGTCAAGTTTTCTTCGGCCAGCGGATCTTTACCAGTATAATACAAAAGTTTTAATAAGTTTTGATTTGCGAGTAAGCGCGAAACGATCTTTTGTAGGTTCACACCAAGTTCTTTAAGGTTTTTAACACTACTTTCCATTGTTAGTTCCCCTTAAACCAGAAGTAATCATCACCACTATAATCGGTGGGTGGGGTGGGCGCCGCGCTTAAATCATATTCATAAACTGGGTCAATTGTTACATATTCACAACCTTCGGTTGACTGAATATCATAACCCGTAACTCTATAATACTCTTGTAATGGCTTTTCGCCTACAATAAAATAATCATCCTTACGAACATAAGGATTAACTGGCATAATAAAGAAACTTGACTTTAAGTTTTCATTATAAACTGTATCCATTCTACTGCGCGACCGTAATTCATCTTTAAGCATATTGTTTTCCTGTCCATACATATATGCCCAAGAAGATTGCGCCGAACCATCTCGCGCCGTCCAAGTGAGGAAGTGAGTCATCTTCAAAGTAATATAGCGATTATATCCACTAGCTTTAATATTTTCAAGATAATAAATCATCCAGGGACACATAACACCATGCTGGTTCGGTAAAAATAAAATAGTGCCTTGTGGAATCAATACATTGATACGTGTAAGTAAATAATGTAAAGTTTCTGTTTCATCCTGCTTATACTTTTCAAAGCTACCATCTATTAAATCGCCATTATATTCAAATGTTACGCGATAAACAGTTTTCAATAAATAAAGGTCAAACATACGTTCGCGCTCGGTCTGAACACGAGACTGATAGTCAAGCCCGTAACGATTTAACCTTAATTTATAAATTTCATAATAATCCATTTCTACTTCCTCCCCAATAGACTCATACAACTAAAAATGGTACTACGAAAATATTCATACTTTAAATGGCGTAACATAGAAATATTATAGTAGAGGGATAAGTAATTTATACCGCGGTCTTCTTCTGGTATTCCTTCTAATTCAATTAGAATAGAATCTAAAAATGCTTCCCATTCGCCGCCTTTTTCAAACTCACAAAGTAAACCATAAAGTTTATTCTTGAGTTTATTGTTATATCCCTCTTTTACTTCATTCAGCATTATTGTTGCGCGAGTCTGCTATATGGGAAGGAAGCTTTATTTACAGATCTATAATAATAAGACTCTAGGCGCAAGGCATTTTTTCGCTCTTGCGCGAGTGTCTCGTTAAATTTGGCAAGTAAATTCGCTTGAGAAAAATCTCGTTCATCATATAATGGTTTAACATTTTCCCAAGTTAGAATGGTTCTATTTAACCATTCACATTTCATATATGTTGCAAGGATTTGAACTTCTTCATTAGATAAGTCATTTACAAATCCTTCATCTGTATATTCAAGCGATGTACGCGGAAACTTAAACCACGAAATTGCGGCCTGTAATAAACCAAATAAGTCTTGCTCTACTTCTGCTTCAGTCCAGTTTCCCCATTCATCTTCTAACATTTTACCCAAGAAGGCATCATATACAACCCCAAACTCGGTCATCTTATTCCTCCTCGTTCAGTTCACTAAGGCGCACCGCATTGATAATATCGCGGCCGCAAGCCTCCTTTAAAACTTTGCACTTCTGTACATTTAAGAGCCTATGCTCAATCGCATAGTCACAGAGTTCATCTAACTGTGTCTGACCAAGCTTACTAACCTTATCCTTAAATCCAACAAGGCTTAATTCAGTTAGATAATAATTCTTATCACGGTCAGATAATATAATCACATTTACAGGTTCAGTAGCATCTTCTGGTTCAATGCCCAGTTCCTTCTTAACTTCCATATCTTCAATATAAAGCATACCCATATTGATCATGTTCTTAAAGCCAATATCATACATCATATCTTCTAGAAGAGAACGTTCAACAGAAACCACAGCACCAGCAGACATCCAAGTACGACTAAACCGAAGTTCAGGAATGTTAACAAAAACCTTGTGCTTAACAGTGCTAATAATCTTAACCTTTTCATTGGACTTTTCCATTATAATTTT